GAAGGCATGTATCAGTGGGCGCGTGAGCTGGCCGTGCGCTTTGACTGTCCCATCATTGCCAGCTCTCAGATCAGCGCGGACGGTGATGGCGTGGCTTACCCTACGCTGTCCATGCTCAAGGACAGCAAGTGCTTTGCAGCAGGCACCATGGTGCGTATGTACGATGGCAGCACCAATGCTATCGAGACCCTCAGTGTTGGTGACAAGGTAATGGGGATTGATGGTACAGCACGCAACGTGGTTGGTACTGGGTCTGGGCATGAGCCAATGTATCGGGTGAGTGGCAAGGGTTGGAGCTTTGATTGCAACGAAAGCCACAACCTTGTTGTACAGAACAACACGACCAGACGAACTCTGGGCCTTGACCAGTACGAGATCAGAGACCTTAGCCTACGGAAATTCATGGCACTGGGTAGCAGCGCTGACAGGCTTACAGCCGTGCGCTGTGCCATCCCTTATGAGGAGAAAGACTTGCCCATGGATCCGTACCTGTTTGGTCTGTGGTTGGGGGATGGTGCCCAGGGAGGGTGCCGGATAACATCAGGAGACCCAGAGATTCTCGCGTACCTAGAGGCGCTGCCCTCCTACCGCAGTACCTACCAACAAGCCAGTAACTGTGCGGATGTGTACTTCGGCCCAAGGAAGTGGCTGGATTATATGGGTGTACGCAATAACAAGCACATACCGAAGGAGTACAAAACATCTAGCAAGGAGCAGCGGCTGGCGTTGCTTGCAGGTATCATGGACAGCGACGGAACACGAGACCATGGGTCATGCTGCGTGTCTATGAGCAACAAGAGACAGACGCTGATAGACGACATAGAGGACGTAGCCCGTTCTCTCGGCTACCGTGTATCACAGCGTACTAAGGAAAGCACGCAGTCGGTGTCTGTTACCTTTGCAAACACAGACGATCTTCCTGTTCTGCTGGCACGCAAGGCAGGTGTATGCAAGAGTCGTGGTGATCGTATGACAGTAGAGCCACTTGGCTATGGTAAGTATTACGGGATCACAGTGGATGGTGATAGCCGCTACTGCCACGCCAAGTACATTGCTTTAAGAAATACAGGGAAGCAGGGCACGGCTGATCTTATCGTTACCATCGGTGCTAAGAATGAGCCGGGCTTCGAGAGCTTGCGGTTCGTTGGTTGCACTAAGAACAAGCTCGCGTTGGAGGGGCAGCCGCAGTCTCCGAAGGCTGAACTAGTATTCGATGGCCCGGCGGGCCGGTACGTGGAGGGATGAAGATGACAGCGTTCGCAGTATTCGATTTAGAAACCACGGTACGCTTTAGCTACAAGCGCAAGGCTAACCCATTCGACCCCGAGAACTACGTGGTCATGGCGGGTGTACTCAAGGCAGAGGAGGAGTGGGGCACTGCCCTGTACTTCAAGGATCGAGAGGAGTCACACGAGTCCACTTGGTTCACCGACATGCTGGCCAGCACCAAGCTGCTCGTTGGCTTCAATATAAAATACGACCTTCACCATGCCATCCAAGACCCCAAGAACTACGGTGCTTGGATGCAGTGGGTAGCAGAGGGAGGACAGGTATGGGACTGCCAGCTAGCTGAGTATCTGCTCAATGGCATGGGCGCACAGGACCAGTACCTAAGCATGGACGAGGTGGCACCCAGGTACGGCGGGAACTTGAAAGTGTACGAGGTGAAACTACTCTGGGAGTCTGGCATTGATACCCCTGATATTGATCGCGATTTGCTTGAGAGGTATCTGGTTGGCGACAAGAACACAGGCGACCAAGGCGACCTCGGTAACACGAGGATCATCTTCAAGGCGCAGCTAGAGCGGGCACGTCGGCATGGTCAACTGAAGTCTATCCTGCTGAATATGGGCAGCCTACTGTACACCACCGAGGCCGAGCATCAGGGTATGGCAGTTGACTTCGAGCTTGGCTGCAAGCTAGCGGCTGAGCTAGAGATTAGGCTGGCTGACCTTACCGAAGAGCTGGTCAAGTTCATCCCAGATGACCTACCCTTCGAGTTCAATTGGGGTAGCCGCAACCACCTGTCCGCTCTGATCTTTGGTGGCCAAGTCAAGTACGTGGCCAAGGCCCCAATCCTAGACGACGACGGGAACCTGACTTACTACCAGACCACCGAGGAACAGCCGGTACTGGACGAGCAGGGGGAGCAAGTGTACTTCGCCAGCGGCAAGCGCAAGGGTGAGGCCAAGACCAAGAAGGTCAAGTCCAATGATCTGGAGCGTGGTCCGAAGGAGCGCAACGAGGACTTCTACTACACGTTACCCGGCTTCACCAAGCCGCGCAAGGAGTGGGAGACAAAGACACCGGGCGTGTACAGCACGGCTGGCGACACCATCGAGGCGCTGGGCAATAGGAACATCCCGTTCCTCAAGACGCTGTCCTCGCACGCTCTGGTAAGCAAGGACTTAAAGACTTACTTCATTACCACCGACGAGAAAACCGGAGAGCAGAAAGGTATGCTCACCTTGGTTGACGACGGCATCATCCATCACTCACTCAACCACGTGAACACGGTGACTGGCCGCTTCTCCTCCAGCAACCCAAACCTACAGAACCTCAGCGGCAAGGGCAAGTCCAAAGTCAAGTCCCTGTTCGTTAGCCGGTACCCGAATGGGAAGGTGATTCAGTCTGACTTTACATCGCTGGAGATTTACATTCAGGCGGTGCTAACCGAGTGCCCGCAGCTTATCGCCGACCTGCATGCTGGCCTCGACATGCACTGCTTGCGAGTCAGCCAGAAGGAACGCATCCCGTACGAGGAGGCGGTACAGAAGTGCAAGGTAGACGAGCTGCCCGAGTGGGTAGCCAAGCGCAAGGGTGCCAAGGAATTCTCGTTCCAGCGTGCGTACGGGGCGGGTATCGCCAAGATCGCCGAGACTACCGGCATGTCAGAGGAGGAGGTGCAAGCACTGGCCGACGCAGAGGCCGAGCGTTACCCAGAGATCGACGCGTACTTCCAGAAGATCACCGTGGCAATCGAGCAGAGCACCAAGCTGACCGGCGTGAAGGTACCGCACCCTGACTTCCCGGCTAAGATCGTGGACCTAGGGCGTGGGTTCCACCGCACCCCGGATGGAAAGCTGTACTCGTGGCGCCAGAATCCTGCACCGAAGTACATCGTGGAGCGCACTGGCAATTGGACATCGTACTCTCCGCCCGAGATTCGCAACTACTGCGTACAGGGCGGCGGTGCCGAGTGGGCAAAGGCTGCGATGTGGCTAGCGGTTCGGGCCTTTTACTCACTCCGCAACTTCGAGGGCAAAGCGGTATTGGTCAACCAAGTACACGACGCCTGCTACGCTGACGCCGATGACTCGGTGGCAGTCCGGGCCGCAGCCCTGCTGCACGCAGCAATGGAGCACGCCTCTCCGTTCATCGAGCGGTACCTCGGCTGGGATCAGCCGGTGTACGTGCCGAGCGACACAACGTACGGCGCAAGTATGATCGAAGAACACAAGGTGCCGGGTCTGTCCGACCACGCCGAGTGGGCAACAACCACCATCGAAGCATTCTATAAGTAACTGGAGAACGACATGACTGGATTCAACCCCGCAGCAGCCATCGCCGCAGCAGCCAAGACAACTGACATGAACAAGGCAACCAAGGGCGGCGAGGGGTACACGCCCCCGGCGAAGGGCATGGCCCGTCTTCGCTTCGTTGGGTACATCGAGTGCGGACAGAAGAAGGACGAGTGGCAGGGGCAGGTAAAGATTAAGGACAAGGTCAAGCTGATCTTTGAGCTGTCCGGTCCGAAGCACCAGCCCCGAGAGCACGACGGCAACAAGACCCCGCACCGCGTCACCATCGAGGAGAACCTGAGCCTGAATGAGAAGGCGTGGTTCTATAAAATCTTCAAGGCCATGAACTACGACGGTGATGCCACGCACATCGCCCAGCTCCTGGGCAAGGAGTTCTTGGGCGAGGTCATTCACAAGACTAGCAAGCGCGGTAACGTGTACGCCACCCTCAAGGGAGACGCCGGGTACACCATCCGCGCCCCGTTCGTCGAAGACCCCGAGACTGGCGAAACCCGCAAGGTACCGGCTGGTCCGCAGATCAGCGAGACGCGCTGCTTCTTGTGGGACTACGCCAGCAAAGAAATGTGGGACAGTATCTTCATCGACGGGCATTACGATGAGGAGAAGAACGACGCAGGGGAGGTAGTCAAGGCGGCGCGATCCAAGAACGTGTTTCAGGATCAGATCAAGGAGGCCGTGAACTACCCCGGATCGCCCATCGAGGAGATCGTCAACGGGGGCGGGCTGTCCTTCGAGGAGGTGGGCCGCGAGGAGGTGTCTGCCGAGGATAAAGCGGAGCCAGCGGCAGAGCCGGCCACTACTAGCGAAGACGATCCGCTGGCCGGTGTGTCGTGAGGGGTGACGTGGTCCTATACGTCGGGCTGTTTGTCTTTTTCTGGACAGCGTACGTAATACTGGAGGTTATCTAATGGCAGACTGGGAGAGCGCGGTGGCCGCAGCAGCGGCTGCCGCTCCGCAGAACAAGGCCGAGGAGCGCCCGACCGTAGTGTCGGGCCGCACCCTGCTTATCGACGGCGACTACCTCGCGTACTACGCAGCGGGCAATGACGAGACTGACCCCGGCAGGGCACGACAGAACGCGCTGGAGAAGATCGAAGCGTTCCGTGTGCTGTCCGGCAGCGAGCGCGTGGTCATGCACCTTACGGCCAGCGAGAGTAACAAGGGCTGGCGGTTCGTTGCAGCCACGGTCAAGCCGTACCAGGGCGGGCGGGACGGCGGGCGCAAGCCGAAGAATTGGCGCAGCCTGCGGGACTGGCTGGAGACGTACGATGGCAGCGCCTTCAAGACGAAGACATGGACAGACCGAGAGGCCGATGACGGCATGGCGTACCACGCTGCTGTGCTCGGTTCCGATCTGGCGGTGGTGGCCACGGCGGACAAGGACATGCGGATGTTCGCCGGAATCCACATCGACTGGAAGACGTACGATATCACCGTGGTAGAGCGAGGCGAGTACCGCAAGATCGGAGCCAACGGCAAGACGTACGGTCCTGCGTGGTTCTGGCAGCAGATGCTCCAAGGCGATACCGCTGACGACATTCCCGGCTTGCCTAAGTACGTGAAGCCTAACGGCAAGCACGGCCCGCTCGGAGAGAAGACGGCGGAGAAGCTGCTCGCCATTACTGAAGATAACGTGTGCGCTTATTGGATAGTGTCCGATCTGTACGAGGGCTTCTACGGCAGCGAGTGGGAGGACCGCTTCTTTGAACAAGCTGTGCTTCTGTGGATGAGGACGGACAAGAGGGCTATGTGCGGGAACTTCCTTCAGGTGGTGCCTTCGGAGAACCAAGGGGACTTCGGCGCATCCGGGTGCGCACTAGGCGCCCGCATCAGGAGACATATAGAGGAGGTAGACTGTGTCGAAGAGACTTACCGCAACGCAACTTAAGGCTTGGCGAGAGTCCCGCCTAGAAGAGCAGGGAGGGCGGTGCGCCATGTGCCGCGAGCCGATCCCCAAGGGAGAGGCGGTGGCGGACCACGACCACAAGACGGGGCGTATGCGAGGCGTACTGCACAGGGGCTGTAACTCCGCCCTAGGGCACATAGAGAATAACGCGCCCAGGTATAAGCTGCTCAACGTGCGTCGCTTCGCGGCGTGGCTACGGTCCCTCCCGGCCTACATCCACACGGACTACGACCACGAGCCACTACACCCAACGCACCGCACCCCGGACGAGAAGCGCGAGAGGCGCAACGCCAAGGCACGCAAGGCGCGGAACACCAAGAAGGATTCATCGCTATGACTACCAAGCTA